GTTTCGATCCTCTGCTGTGATCCTGCGCAGTTGGTGATACCCAACCTGCTAACTGTGCTTCCTGAGAAAGATTCAGCAGATTCCCGGTTTTCATGTCGCCCAGTATTCGTAATCGATCTCGCCTCGCCATTACCTGATGGACAGGCTCCTCCGATTCGTTCGCTTTGGGAGTTCGCCACCCAGTACAATCGCTGTCGGATGTGCGCCGCGCCGATGCTGTGTGCACCAATAATGATCGACCCGACGGCGTAGTTATTCGCTTCCATTTCTGTATATAGATCATCGAGCCAACCGTGTTTAATCGCAGCGCTAACCTGCTCTCCAAAGAGAACTGTAGGGCGGCACTGCGCAACGAGACTGATGAAGTGCGGTAATAAGTGTCGTTCATCTTGTTTCCCTAATCCTTTTCCTGCTGCTGAGAATGGTTGACACGGCAAGCTTGCTGTCCACACTGGGCGATCGTCAGGCCAACCGGCGAGACGCAAAGCGTACGACCAGCCCCCAATGCCTGCAAAAAAGTGATGTTGACTGTAACCCTTAAGATCGCTCGCAGCAACGTCGACAATCGAACGTTCATCAACGTCGCCGGGCGCGATCAATCCGTCAGCTATAAGCTCCCGCAACCATGCCGCAGCTTTCGGATCGAACTCATTATAATATGATGTCACTTAACTAACGCTTCGTATTCAGGTCGATCGGTCACATCGACCCCAATCGCATTCGGATCATAAGTTTCCCTAACTGTAAACGTATTTTCGTCAAATATGAGTCTGCGCGCCGGTAAATTATTGACTGCCATTTTGAAGTATGAGCCTTTTAATTCACTGCCTATAAACTTACGTCCTGCGATCATAGCGCAGTGGGCAGTAGACCCTATGCCGGTAAACGGATCAAATACAACGTCACCCGGATTACTCCACAGTTGCAATCCTCTATCTATTATGTCAAGTGCCATCGGGCAGATATGGCGTTCATCTTCGTCGTCACGACCACCTCGGTAGTTTAACGTGCGACTCGATCGTATATCCATCCATACCGGACTGGCAAGCCTGCGCCACCTATTGTGGCTAGGATTTCCATCAATCGGATCATCTTCCCCGATAAACTCAGTCAGCCCTTGCTCATGTGCTATTGGCGATTTGTTTTCTCCAGGTTTACGAAAGGTTAGTAAGTATTGAGGTAAGCCAGCACGTGACAAAGCGCTATCTTTGCAAAGCTGCTTATGCATTAGTCCGATAGCTTTGGTTCTGGTGGCTTCAATGAGCGGGTCTTTCCATATCACGTGTTCACTGTGGTAGATGAAACCTCTCGCGATGAATGCGGCGATCAATGCTCCACGGAAATCCTTTAGTCCGATATAACCATCTCGGCTTTTCATTGCTGGTAAATTCATGCAATCTACCGATACGTTACGACCTGGCATTATAATCCGTAACAATCCGTCAATCACGTAATTAAAATGTTCGAAGAACTCTGCATCTGATTTGCAGTTGCCAATGTCGCGATCTGAATTTGAGTATGCATAAAGATTGCTATATGGCGGAGAGAATATCGAGTAACCAACCGAACTTTCTGGCAACAAGTTCATTACTTCTATACAATCCGCATTGTATATCGCACAGTTCTTTACGATATGTTGATCTATTACAGCCATGACGGTATCTCCAGTGTTTTTGTAGGTGCATAATCTGTTCGCTCTTTAGCTGTGCCGATAACTTCTCGACGTGTAAATTCACGCATGTGCGCCAACATCTCTTCGGCCATCACATCGGCTTGCATCTGCTTACGTTCAAGGTTATCTTTGACTGCGCCTTCTGCCGACGTGTATACGATGTCAACATAAACTTCTTTAGTTTGCCCGAATCTGTAGCATCTTCTTACCGCCTGATAGTATTTCTCGAACGAATCGTCGAGACCAACAAACCCAACGCGACGGCAGTGCTGCCAGTTAAGGCCGAACCC